AAACAGATCTTCATCGAATGGTTTTAAGTTAGCCAGTGCAGCCAAATCGGCAAGTGTAATATTACTAAGGATATTATTTGACATTTAATATACAATAGAATGAAATGTTATTAACATCGAAATCGTCTATTTCGCGTCCAGAATCTAAGCTGATTGGAGCAATGCCTTTAATTAATGCTTTGTAATAACACTCAGCTGAAATAGGAACTTCTTCATTATCAAAATCATAGTAACAATAGTTTATGTTGAATAATTTAGAATGCGCTCCACAGAAATAGCGAACTAGTTTTAATAAATCCGCATCAGATTCACATCCAGATGCTTCACGAAGCACTTTAATCGGATAATAACTTTTATCAACATTATTTTTAATGTAACTCAGTACATTATTGAACAAATAAACATCTCTTTCAGAGAAAACCCCCTGAAGTTCATTCAATAGCATCCTTTGTTTAGACAAAAGCATATTTATATCCTTTAGTCTATCATTTTCTTGATATGACATTTTCAATCAAACCATTTAATGATAATGTATCTTCAGGAAAGTCAATATAAAATTCACCACAAAAACTATCATCTAACCATGATTTTTTATTAGGATCTAAACCCAACTCGGTAAAATCCCCATTATTTCTATAAAACCTGACGGCTACTGAACGTGGCGAATAGATATCATTTCTCTTTGTGTTTTTAATTTCAACATCTCTAGCCTCATAAGTTGGATCTTTACGGCCAATTACATTTGCATCAGAACCAGTGTTCGACCCTACATAAATTATTTGGACAGCCCGGCCAAATTGTTTGTCAGCAATAATGTTAGTAATCGCATTATAAAAGTTCAATGATTGAAAGACAACATTGTAATTATTCTTAACAAAAAGATCATAAAACTCATTACGTAATGCAAGAAGTGCTTTAGCAGCCTCTCTCTTACCTAAAAGCTTAGGAATACGATATTCTACTCTGTTTTTATTATTTGGTACAAATGCTGTAACAAAATGCTGTTGAGGCGTGTATGACAGACCTAAGCCGCGACTTCCTTTAATTTTCACACTATAAATATAAGAATATATAAAAGCTAAACCATCACCTGTATCCAGTAATTTTGTTAAATAAAATCCTTTGATATTGTTTCCAAGAGAGTTACCGTCATGCAGTCTTTTAGGATATAAACTTTCATACCGCGACTCAGGAACACTAGAATTAAAAATTTTGTGGACAAATGGCTGGAAATTTGGGTCAATTGTTTCATCAATAGAGTAATAATTACTTCCTGAAATTATTACTCTGTCAATCATTTTTTCAAGCGAACTAACGGTTGCATTGGGGAATGCCGCAGTTGGGTTCTGGATTGATGCCTCAATAGCAGCCAAGCTCGCATCCATACCTCCTCTGACAGGAGGAAAACCATACACTGTCGCAATTTGAGAAATGTACGAATATAAATTCGTTTGCTCGAGGGCCGCAACTAATTCGGATATTGATTTGCTGCTATTGTTGCTAGTGAGATGTGCGACAGATGCGCCAGATGTGTTCAT